TGAAAAAATAAGTTGACACAATGTTTAAGTGAGGATGAGTTTGTGGTCATCCCGTTCTCAGTCGTTGTGTCTCTTTGTTGTATGGCGTCGATTAAATTCATGGTTATATTTTTTTTAAACAGTATTATAAGTATGTAAAAGTCCGTAAAACTCCCGAACGTTCTTATATAATAACAAAAAAATTGGTTGTGTCAAGCCGCCAGTAGTACTTTTTTTAATTTTAATACAATCACCCAAATGGGCTTACCGTTTTTGATAATTTTTTCTTCTCGTTCTCTATCTTTAATCCACTTAACGAATGTTTTCCAGCTGGTATTAATTCTTCATTAATATGATTGCAATCTGCACATTGAAAAATAATCATAGGAGCAAACGTTGGTCTTTCCAGTTCCGCTACATCAGCGGTAAGTTTTTTTAGGATATGTCTTTGTTTGAATAATCCGGAACCACAGTTGTCACAAATAACATCTTGTAAGTCATCTGGATTAATATTTAATTCTTGTTCTTCTTCCATAGTATAATATTTTTAAACAAATGTAAGATGAGTATAGTAGTTAGTCAAATATTTATTATAAAAGATTGTAGCAAATAATGGAACTTATTATAAATAAAAATAACTACCCTTTGGAGTTGATGTTAACTGAGCCTCAAATAAGAAAAGGTATGATGGGGAGAAACAAACTAGATGGTGGTATGTTATTCGTATTCGATAATGTTTCTCCTAGAGCTTTTTGGATGAAGGACTGTGTGATACCTTTGGACATTATATATCTTACTAATGGTAAGGTAAACAAAATTTATAATTCATGTCCACCGTGTGAAAGAAGATTAACATGCCCTAATTATCCGGGTATTGGTGATTCTGTTCTGGAATTAAATGGGGGTACAGCAAAAAAAGAAAATATTCAAAAAGGAGACAGATTAGGCTTTAAATCTTAATTCCTTATTCTCGTGTCTTTATATACTCTAAAATAGTTTGTGACATCTGTTCATCAAAAAACTCTGAGTCTAATTCAGCAACTATTTTATTGGTGTTATCACTCTCTTCAGTATCAAAATATATCATATACTTAGGAGTCCCAAACATAGTTTCATATTCTAAAACTAACTGACCTTCTTTATAAGGAATATTTTTTATAATATTATTCTCCTCACTTGATTCTAACTCTATCTCTTCAGTTTCAGGACTATCATCCTTATCTCTCATTTCTTTCCATTTATCATCATAGAAATATTCAGGATTGCCTCCTGGAGTATCTTTACCAGCATCTTCTTTAATTATTCTTTTTACTAATTTTTGTATTTGTATTGGGGAGATGTTTATCTTTCTTTTCATTGTTTAGTGATTTCTTTAAGTTTTTCTACCATAGCATTTTGAATCCATTTCACCATTCCAACATATTTTGTTTGTTGTCCTGGTTTCTTTTTATACGGTTTGTCAAAATCTCTTGTTGCTCTACTAAAAAAGTTCAATCCACTTATATTAGTTATACATTTATGTCCTCCACTGTTAGATTGTACAACATCCCATATAGATACAGTTATCCTATCTAATATATTTTTTTGTTTTTCACTTAGTTTTGCCCAAGGTGTATCTATAATATTAATTGTCATATCATAATAAGGAGAACCTTCAGAAGGCATATTATGTAAATGGTCTTTATATAATGCAAATAAATCAGATGTTTTAAACCCTATACTTTCTTCTTCTGCTTTTGTTTCACCAATACGTTTTATAACCGAAATAGGTACCTGATGTCTTTGTAACCCCGGTTTAATGGTCTCTAACACTTCTTGGGCTACATCACCTAGGTTTACCCCTTTAATAGCTCTGTCTTCTTTAAATGGATTACAAGAAGCTTGTACTAATCCCATAGGCCAAGCTATAACTAAAAAATCAGCGTCCGGATATAATTTAAATGGTATATATCTATCATAAGAACCTGGTTTAAACATATTTCCACCTCCATATTGTGAAATTATACCATCCTCATAAGTTACATTTTCTGATTTAGATTGTGCTTGCACGTATTTTTCTTGGTGTACTTGCATTTCCTCTGGAGTTGCAAATCCTCTCTCCTTCGCTATCCTTCTAATGTTATTATAAATGTTCAAAATAGAAGGTTGTGATGTCATTACTAACTCTTCTAAAAACCCTGGTTTATTTTTATAAGCTAATAATAGTTTATTTGTTAATAATGCTAACATTTGTTTGTTCCTGGGTACACCACTTTCTTTATCTAAGTCGTATAAATAATTCATTACCTCCTCAGGTTTAATCCCATACTTTGCATAATCCGCACTATCCATGGTAGAAATCATCCTAATATCCTCATTAGGGAAGATATCTTGTGGACTTACTATTTGAGATACCGTCTCAACATTTGACCTTGCTCCTCTAAATTGTGTAGAAGTCTCATCCTCTACCCCAGTTTGACTGTCATGGTGGTCAGTATGTACTATCATTTGTGGTTTTCCATGGGCAAAATCTACCAGTACTGGCATCACATCACCTCTAGCTTTATCTATTAATGGTTTCTGTACAGAAAATTCCTTATCACCGTATTGGATAACATGACTACCTATTACTTTTATACCATAAGACTCCAAATAATTTTTCATTGCTAAAGCAGTAGTCACACCGTCTGTGTCTTGGTGAAAGTATATCTCTGCTTTAGGATATCTTTCAGCTAAAGCTTTAATGTTACGTATTCCGCTTTCTTTTAGTAATATTTGTGATAGTGTGTTAACTAATTCCATATTTTATAAATATCTTTAATAGGTGCAATTAGAAAATAGTTCAGCTTCTTTATCTCTTCTAGTATAATTGTCTGCCCAAGTACCGTCTTTTTTTCTTCGTTGGGGTGGGTTCCAAGTTTTAATCGCGGAAGAAGCTTCTGTCCAATTTCCTTTCTTTACATCTTGTATCCAAGGACTCATTCTAACATTTTGACACCCAGAATTAAATACTAAAGACACCATCGCATCGTACATACACTGGTCAATTTTACCACCTTCCAATTCATCACCAGTCCACGCATTAATAATTCTATTTACACACCCTACAGCCTCTGCTAAATCATTCTTTAGTAATTTTAAAGCGGTTTCTTTTGTGATTGTATTACCTTCATAAGCTTCTTTACCTGTGTGGCCATAACCTATAGTTAAAGTACCACCAGGGTTACCTTTCTTATACCTACTACTAACATATTCTATGGGTGGGTCATTATAATATGCATCGTCATAAGTATACAGAACTGGTTCTCCTCCTACACCTTCGTCTTTTGAGATGAATGTGGTCAATTCATCAGAAGCTGTTTCAGGAGTAACAAAATACTCTTCTGTTTGTTCTACAAGGTATCTTAGTTGATTTATTAATTTCATACCTATAAATACCTACTTAATTACTATTGATTGGGGTTGGTTTTGACGTGTTGGATGGCTCTATCTAAATACCATGCGGCTTTTTCTAAGTCTTCTAAAGTTTCATTCTTCTTACCTGCACGTGATATATATTTAATTACATTACCTAATGAAAAATTTAAGTTCCATGCTTCTATAACCTTTATAGCCTCGTAGGTATTCTCTGCTCCTCCATAATGTGGGGGATGATTTACCATTTCTTTCTTGGTGGTCACTCTAAGTATTTTTTATATTTTTCTTTACAGTTTTAGTAACTAAAGGGTCTTCTTCCTCCCCTTCACTCATATTTCCTGTCACCATTTCTAAAGCTCCCTTATGTTCTTCTTCTAACTTTTCTATTAAAGTTAACACTTTTTCTTGTAAGTCATTTGTCTTCATAACATCAGATTTAAGTACACTTATTAGTTCTACTTTTGTCTCGAAATCTCCTGGTAATACTAATACTTTATACCCAAAATCTTTCATTAACTGATTGGCGAACATTCTTAATTCTTCTGATGGGGGAACCCTCAACATCTGTATAACGAGAATAGGTTCATACTTCTCCTCCAATAAATTCTCTAAATTTTTTAATATTTTTTTACTATCCATAATTTTTTTTTATTGATTAAATTTAAATATCACCTACATCAAAGTAAATATAAAATATTTTCTCTTTTATTGTGTACGATTCATTATTTTTATTATATTTGTAGGTATACAGTAATTATAACTAATATGAGTTTAAAAACTATTATTAAAAATAATGAAAAACAAGATAAGTAGGATTTTTAAAACAAATTCTACTAAAAAACGAGTTGATGAACTTTTGTCACAAAAATCTCAGGTTGAAAGAGAGTTAGAGAAGATACGAAAAGAATGTAAGCACAAAGACAAAGTTATAAAACAAATCAATACTGGTAGTGGTTTTTCCTTCCAGGTACGTTGGGTATGTGAAGACTGTAGTCTCCCTGTTGGGTGGCCTTCAAAAGAGGAAATAGAAAAATTTTTAAGAAACTAATAAAAAATATGTTAAAAGTAGAAGTAAAAAAAGGAAATATTAATAGAGCATTGAAAGAGATGAAATTTAAAGTCAGAAAGACTAAACAACTTCAAAGAATTAGAGATATTCAATATTTTCAAAAACCTTCTATGAAAAAAAGACTTCAACTGGAGAAAGCCATAAGACGAGAACAAAAAAGCAGAGAAGAAGAATAAACTTATAACCGCCCCCTACCAATCATCATTCCTACCATACCTATCAACCGGCATACCCCCTATATAAGCCCAGTTCTCCCAAGCCGGGTCTATTTCATTATCTAACATCTCCATTAACCAAGGTGCTAAGTTAAGTGGTACTATTAGTGAAGCCTCTATAGGTTCAAAGTACCTACCCTCTATTGTGTATTCACCCTCAAAATTCCATATAGTATATTGATTACCATGAGCTAATCCGTATAATTTAAAAATCTGTATAATTTCCTCTATTATCCATTTTATCTTACTAAATGCAAATTCAACATTTTGTTCAATATTCTCTATTTCTTCTTGTGAAGCGTCTTTATATTTATCCATCTCATCTTCATATCTTCTTTGAGCTGCTAGATATTCATCCAACCATATCCTTAATTCATGGCGGTATTTACTATCAATAATATTGAATGCTACATCTGTATCTATGTTTTCTTCTTCGATTTCATCTTGTTCCAATACTAATTCTTCTTCTTCTAATTCTTCATCAAACACATCCACATTCATATAATCTATAAAATCAGAAGTAAAAACTCCCTCTGTTAGATTCTCTGGTGGTTTATTTCTTTTTCTCAAATCAATTAATCTTCTAACTAATCTATTAAATAGATTCTTAATTGACAGTATTCCTATAGAAAATAATATAGCTTTAAAATATTGGGGAGCGGTATCTACAGTTAAAGATTCTGAATTAATGTAAGCTTTTAAAGCATCTATTATAGGTAAAAACATAAAAGTAAATGATGCAATATCTAATAGATTATTAACTACGAAACCCGAAGTTTCTGCAACTTTTATACCTATATCTTCAGCACCTTTTAAAAAATTAACAGTTTTGGTTAGAGTGGCTCCAAGTCCTTCCTCTTTTACCATATTAATTAATTTCTTAATTTCCGGACTATTATCTTTTATTACCAATGCAATTGCAGCAATAAAAATCATGCTAGTTTCTGTCTCGGTAAATTGGGGATTTTGGTTTAATAATAAGTCTTTTACTGGTTTATAGAATGCCGTAATTCCTGCACCCCAGGTAAGAGTGCCTTCAATATGCACACCTATAGTGGCAAGTAATTCTTTTAAAAAACTATCTTGAGTATTTTGATGTTCTAATATAAGTTCTATTTGTGATTTCATTACAACAATAAATAGTTGTTGTTAGGCCAATTTAATGAAATATTACTGCACCATTATTAGATGCTATTTCAAAAGCTTTTTTCCAGTCTTGGTATTTCTGTCTAAACCATCTCACATCATCTAAGGTATAATCTATCTCTTTTTCTGCATCCTTTCTCCCAAAGGCTTTATTCTCTTCTTGCCTTTTTTGTAAGAAACTAGGTGTATGCTCTGGATGTCCTTTCATTAAAACCCATTTATCCACAGTATCCATTATCTTTTTTTCATTATCTACAAAATCTTGATGTAATTTCTTTGATACTATTGGTCCAATCCAGCCTTCAGCATCAGAAAAATTAATCAATTCTTCAAAAGGCCTATTTGAGTACCCCCCACTATCTACATTTGACCATACTTGTTCATCACCACCATAATATCCAGCAGCATGTGCTAATTCATCTCTCCACATACCATATCCACTATAAGAACCAGCTCTAAATGAATAACTTTCTCCTGTTGCGTCATAAGCTCCGTCTTCTATCCCTTGAGATTGTTCCTCAAACCAAGAATTTGGTCTAAAAGTCCATAGCTGATATCCAAGTTCATTTTCCCAGTCATAATACTCGTCTGACCAAGGTTCCATTCCTTCAGGTAGTTCTACCCTTTTTAATTCACTAACCGCACTAATGTCTAATCCCATTTATTAAATCTTTAACAAGTGTAAAACATTCTTTAGGTTCTTCAAAATCTCTGTCTGGAGCAAAGAACTTTGGACTTCCGGTATCGGTATTAACCACCATAACTGTAGGAACATACTCCTCACCGGTAATCTTCTTTACCGATTCCCATAATTTCTCTCTTATGTCTATATCTATAGGTTTGTATTTAATACCCTCATTTTGCATATACCCCTTTAATTCATCACAATAAGGACATCCTTCCATAGTATATAAAACTATTTTGTAATTTTTCATATTAATTTAAATAATAGTTTATTTTATCACTATAAAATGATTTGGATTGGATTCCACTCATTCTTTCTACCAATTTTCCATTTTTGAATATAATAATTGTTGGTATGCCTCTTATACCATATTTGGCAGCCAAATCTGGAGATTCTTCTGTATCTACCTTTCCAACACAAACATTAGACTCCTCTTTAAAATCGTTTATTAATTCATCCATTGTTGGTGTTAATATTCTGCATGGACCNCACCACGCTGCCCAAAAATCTACTAGTGATACTTTATTACTTTCAATTGTAGTATCAAAATTACTTGTCGTTAGTTTCATATGTTATAAATCCTATTTTGTTCTCGTCTGAAGAACTTCTTATTATTTCCTCCTCAAAATTATAAATATCGGCTAACGTCATTGAACCTTTAGCTTTAGTCTTTATATTAAGGTGATTAATTAATTCTTGTGCGTCTTTTTTATTTAAAGCATGGAAGGCGTGGTCTACCACTAACCGTCCTTTACGTAATAGTGCTTTATCTATTCTTTCTTTATCTGTATTAAATGTAGCTAGAACCTGAATATTAAGACAGTCCCCCAGTATTCCGTCTGTTAAATTAAGAATATTGGATACACCATCTACCGATGCTGAAACACTTCTATCAGTAATAACTCTTTCTGCGTCCTCTATTATTAATAGAGAATCTGGGTTTTCCATTAAAAATGGGATAAAATCTGGACTTGCTATAGTTTCTACCATAAAAGGGGGGACAAATATTATCTTTTTATCTATGGTTTTAGCCAAATGTCTAATATATGTGGTCTTACCAGTTCCTGGTTTTCCGTGTAACAAAATTAACCCTTTACTCTTCTTATTGGATAAGGTGTTAATTATTAAATCATTTACTTTAATGAAATCTTTACCGTAATTTAACCCCAAATCTATTTCATCTTTCAACTTAACACTAAATCTTTGTAATTTTAACCCGTAAGTGCTTTTGGTTATGAGATTTATATTATTTATATTCTCTTCCTTTAGTTGGTGTTCTTTAATCTTATCAAGTATTTCTTCTAAAGCTCTTTCATTATCATATGCACATATTATTTTTATATAATCTTTTTCAGAATAATCCTCAAACTCCATTTTGGGGTTATTCATATTCTTATAAAAAAATATTTGTATTATGACCGACCCCAAACCTAAGGTATCGAACCTAAATACTTTAGAGTGTGGTTCTATCTTATGAGTTTCTTTAGAAAGGGAAATAGATTCCCACATTAACCAACATTTACCCTCAAACCAATTCACAATTTTTTCATCAATACGTGTATCTGTATTTAATATTTTTGGTATCTTATCAAATTCATTGATAAAATAAGAACCTAAAGGAAAATCTCTTATAAATGAATTTTCATAGAAATTTCCTGTTGTGAATTTTGAACGGTTAAGAACATTTTTCTCCATTATCCTACTTTATATGATATTTTCTAATATAACTTTAGAAACTTTATAAGGGTCTGCATTAGAGGCAGGTCTTCTGTCTTCCAAATAACCTTTTTGGTCTAAGTGGGTTTTAATTGGAATCCTAATACTAGCTCCTCTATCGGAAACTCCGTAACTAAATTTCTTAATTGATTGAGTTTCATGAAGACCTGTTAGTCTTTGGTTGTTATTAGAACCATATTCCTTAATATTCTTTTTATGATTTTTCTTAAACTTTTCACATATATCCATAAATAAATCTGCTCCACCATCATTTCTCATTTTAGAATTAGAGAAGTTACAATGCATTCCTGACCCATTCCAATCTCCTTTAACTGGTTTTGGGTGTAACTCTATTTTTACATTATATTTTTCTGAAATTCGATATAATAAATATCTACTTAACCATAGGTCATCAGAAGCTTTCTTAGCTCCTCTACTAAATAATTGATATTCCCACTGACCTAACATCACTTCAGCGTTTATGCCAGTAACATCTAATTTGGCTTGTATACAAACCTCTAAATGTTCTTCCGCGATATCTCTACCTACAACATTATCCAAGCCAACACCACAATAGTATTGTCCTTGTGGTTCTGGATAACCAGTAGTAGGGAATCCTAGAGGTTTAGTGTCAGACATTAATGTGTATTCTTGCTCAAATCCAAACCATACGTCTTCATCATCATCCAGAAGATGTCTACTATTGCTTGGGTGTGGGTTACCGTCTGGATTCAACACCTCACATAAAACCAGAAACCCATCATGTCTTTGTGGGTCACTAATAACCCTAACAGGATTTAATATACAATCTGAATCACTTCCTTCTGCTTGTTGGGTGCTACTACCATCAAAAGACCAGTCTGGTAATTCATCTGGAGTAGGTATTATTGTACCATTAAGGCTTAATTCTCTTTTTACGTGGTGTTTTGGGGTGGTTAATGGGTCGAAGTCCCATACTTTTGTTTTACTTCGTAGGTTTGGTTCTGGTTTATAACCATCTAACCAGATATACTCTAATTTAACTTTCATCTGTTTAAAACTTTATGTTTAGTTTATTAAAACGACTTTGTGTCATTTGAATTATACTAAATAAAACATTAAAAGGTAAGTTTACTAATAAGAAATTTATTGATGGATTCTATAGATTAGATTTGCCTGCTCTCCTTACGACTTTAAACTCATACCCATTATCCGTAGCCCAGTTTTCAATATCAAACATTGATACAGTCATGCCATCTCCAAACGGCAATTCCTTGTGTTCACCCATAGAACTCTCTATATAGACAATTCTTTCAGAAGGTGATTGGTAAATATCAATATTTTTAGAAGTACGTCCCCACCCTCCTTTATTATATAATCTTAGATGGGTCATCATTCCGAGATAATCCTTTATCTCTAATTCTATTAATGGCATAAGTTTCATGCTTAATAAATATTATCTCTATATATAATATCCTAAAAAGGTAAGTCTCCGATTGGTTCTGGTGTAGAAGTAGCTCGCGGGAATATAAATTCTTCCTGAGATGTAAGAGGGGGTAGTTGTTGGTGTGAGTCTTTTATATACTTGGTCTCATTATTATGTGGACTTAGGTATTTTCCTTTAGCTAAACGTGTTTTGATGTTATAATAAAAAGTAGTTACAAATTTATCCAATACCTTTTTCCACTTACTATCTAAGTTAACATTTCTTTTTAAACGATTTTGTGGGTTTAAATTACCCCCTTCATATCTAAACTCACATGTGGCTCTCTCATTACCTTCAGGGCCACCTTTTCTTATGGAAATGATATAACAATGGGTGTCATTTAAATATGAACGAACACAGTTAGTTTGATGTTGTCCTTCTCTAAAATAATCTAAATCATCCTTTAATAATATAGGATAATAATCTACCCCTTCCACACTTACTGCCTGTGGTATTGATTCTACTAAAGTTATATCATGTTTTAATATTGTTCTTGTATTACTTTCATGATAATGTATCTTTGTGGCCCATTCTGAATGTTCTGTTGTAAATTCATCCATAGTTTTTGCTTTTATCTTCACATCCTCATTATATTTGGTATTGAGTCGATGTCTTTGATTAAGATGGTCCATTAATTCAGTCCATCTTAAATTAGTAGGGTTGGAGTCTGTTTTGTCATTTAGGATTTTAACTATATTTCTTTTCTCAAAAATAGATAATCCTTCACCTTTAGACCAATCCTCCTTTTCATCCTGACTATCATAATATGGTAATAGCCCATCCCTTTGTTCCTTATACTCTTTAGTGTCTTTATGGAAATAAGAAGAATTAACATTTTTTATAAAATCCAACCCCAATAGATTTTGTAGAGCAGCGTATTCTGGATAACTTAAATCTGGATTCTGATTGAAGAATCCAATATTTGATTTATTCTTTATACCATAATAATCTAATATGGATACCACCAACTTCATTTTATTTCTTTTTATCTTCCTCATCCCCGGATAAAAGGTAGTTAACATATATCCCCAAAGATTAGGACACTTTATCTTTTTTGCCTTTACGAACCAAGCTGCTGACATCAAATGTATTACATGATGGAAATTAGCGGCGTCTAATGTTATGTTGGAGTGGAACCCAAAACAACTTTTAAATTGTTTTTCTAATTCTTTGATGGTGTAATCTTTTGATAGTACACAATAATAAATTTGTGAAAGTATATGGGTTAATGCGGTTGCTATTTCTACTTGTATTTGGGACTTGGCTAAAGCAGTTTTAATGTAAGGAGCTTTATCAGTAGTAGTTATATTAAAATTGGGTATTCTCATAAATGATAATAATTCTTCATATGAGAGTTGCTGGGGTGGTGGGACAATTAATGGGTTTTTATTTGTATTGGTTCTTTTCTTTCTACTAAAAAAATTACTAGTGGTATAGTAGAAGTCTCCGGTCTTTAAATTAAAAGTAACATAATAATTGTCTCTATGTTTGTGAAAATGTTTTTTACCTACCCTTCTAAGTTTTTGAAACTTGTATATCCCCAGACGTACTTTGTCTTCCCCTTCTTGTTCCAATACTATAGTTAATCTTTTAGTAGCAGCTTCATGACATCGGTCAAAAGATAATTTTAACCACTCTTGTTCGTCTACATTATGAAGGACTTTATCAACTGACCATTTCCCTTTTGATGGGTCCTTTAACCCTTCATCTGTTGTCTCAAATATAGTGTTATACTCTACTTTTTCCCTATTTTCATCTATAGTAGAATAGGAGTTATAACGCACAAGTGTCAGATTTTCCCACTTAAATTTAGCTAATTGTTTAGTTTTAGAGCTTTTTTCCATGTTAAAATTATACAATTTTATCACATTTTAACCAAATATTTTCAAAAAAATTTATTCTTTTTTGCCATCACTTGTAGGTGAAAAGTATAACTTTTCATCGAGTTTTGTGATTTACAATTACAAAGTTAACGCTTTTTTAGCACTTTAAAGTCTATTTATTGATAGTTATTTTGAGAAAAAACCGTTTTTGGGTATGGAAAAGTGTTATGTGATGAGCAGGACATAGACCCTGATACCAGGAACAAAAGCAATTACAAACTTGTTTGTAATAGCATAAACTAGATTAAAAAAATTAATTATGGATAACGTAATGAAATTGATTACAGGATTTTTCGGAGGACTAGGGTCTGTTTTGATGGCAGTGGTTCCAGTATCTATTCTGTGGTATGTTCTAACAGGAGGTGCCGTATTTGGCATAGATGTTGTAGCAAATCTTTCCGCTCTTATCACTTCACTTGGTGAAGGAGGGTTCGTAGGATTGATTGTGTTAGTACTATTAACATCATTCTTCGTTAAGAAGTAAAAAAGAAGGTGTTTATTTTTGAGCATCTTAGACAAAAAAATATCAAAAATATAAAAAGTTAAAAAATTATTTATNATGAAAAAATTGATTTTAACATCCGCTGTAGCTTTGATGACATTATTTGCATCAGCACAAAATTTCACAGTAGTAACAACTTACGATGGTGACCAAGAAGAAACTATGGATAAACTAACTCAGAATTTTGGTGTTGGTTATGCATTAAATGATACTTGGACTCTAGGTATGATTACAGCTGGGGAAGATTCTTTAGGGGATGCTACATATGACATTTGGGCTAGATATAGCATGAATGGAGATATGTATCTTTCTTTACAAGCACCAACTGATGACATGATGGACAATATGACCGTTGGTATAGGCTATTCTATTAATGTATGGAAAGGTCTTAATGTTGAACCAAACTACAGTATGGGATTAAAAGAAGATGAGGACGGAGAAAGAGAGGGTACTTTCAATCTTGGTCTATCCTATAAATTCTAACATACGAAAAGTAGGGTTAAGTGATTTAAGACGGTTGCAATTAGTGAAAGTTTTTCCCGCAACCAAAGATGGAAACTAATTACGGATTTTAAATAACTTAAGTGTTGCAAAATATAAAACCCCTCCTGGACACAGGGGGGGTTTTTACTTTTATAATAAAATTTCTATACGTACTCTTCAGCTAATTCCCAAAGTCTTTTATTCACATCAACTTGTCTATCAATATTAGTTAATTGTCTTGACGTTTGGTTTCTTCCGTTTCTTAGTCTATAACTAAGTCCTCCTCTTATCAATTTTTCTTGTATTACATTTAATACTTTCCATAGACTATCTCCTTTATCTTCTTCTCTCCAAGGATTTAGGATGTCGTCCATTGATAGTACACTATTACCATCCTTCCATCTCGTTAAGAGAGCTTTTTTTGCAAAAGAGAGTTGTTCTTCTCTATTTAACTTTCTATCTTCAAATTTAGATACGGTTCCAATTATCGTTGGAATGGATTCTACAACTTCGTCTGTTACTTCTTTAACTTGGTCTAAGTCATACCATTGGTGTTTTATTCTAATTTGGCCGAATGTCTTGTCTGCTACTATTAAGCCATTAGAACATACCAATCTAAATAATCCAGCGTGAAGACTAAAAGCGTTTCTACCATCATGTGAATTAGTCATTACTATTTCTGGTACTATCCCATTTATTTTTATCGAAGACATCTTGTCATTTCTAAATCTTAACATATGTTTTGTATGTAACATATTAGCTTTAGATTTTCTTTGTTCTGCCTTATAAGGTAACCATCCTTGTTTGGACATGTCTTCTACCATTTGAAGGGTTGGGATAAAGGTATATTTTTGGGAAACACTCTGTGAGGGTTCTGTAGTAAATACTGAAGGTGCGTATTTCTTAATTTCGTCGTAAGTTAGGGGTTGATTCATCATCATAATATATTTTTTATTGTTATTAATTCTATACAAATATACTGATTTATCTTTAGATTACAAAGTTAATTGAGATTATTTTCCATATTTTTTAAAGCTTTGCAAATTTCATATCTTTCTTCTCCTTCAAAAAATCGTATAAGGTTCTTAATTTCCCCACAATAAAGACTTAAATGTTTATTTATACATAAATCATAAAACATTTGAATATTAATATTATAATCGTCTATAATCACCATATACTACTTAGTTTTTTTTCTAGATTTTACTATATCATCAACGATACCATACTTTACCGCTTCTTTGGCGTTTAACCATAAATCTCTTTGAGCGTCTTTTTCTACTCTTTTTGCTGTTTTACCACAATACGTTCCTAATAGTTTAAATAGAGTTTGATTTATATTCTCCCATTCCTTCATGGTAATTCTTGCGTCTTGGATATTTCCTACAGCTCCTCCACTTGATTGGTGTAGCATTGTTCTACTAAATCGTAGGGAATATCTTTTACCTTTGGTTCCAGCTCCTAATATTAAGGACCCCATTGATGCTGCCATTCCTGTATTAATAGTTACTATATCTGAGTTTATATAATCCATCACATCTATAATACTTAGTCCTGATTTAACTGACCCACCTGGNCTATCTACATGCATGGTTATATCCTCTTCCCCTACACTATCTAAAAACATTAATTGTGCTTGTACTACAGTAGACATTCTATCGTTTACTTCGCCTGCTACCCATAATAATCTATCCATCATTAATCTAGAGAATACATCCATGGCTGTAACATTTAATTGTCTTTCTTCCAAAATTAATGGTGTTAAGCTGTTTTCTATATGTTGTTGGTATTGGTGTTGTTCTAATCCGCTTATACCATGATTGTGTAATGCGTATTTTTCAAATTCTTTTTTTATATCCATTTTGTTTTTTTTTAAAAAGGTAAAAATTCTTTTAGTTTATTTAATCTTTCCCAAGGGAAATATTTTGTTTTGTCATATGGTTCAACTAAATGACCGAAATGACCATTGAGTGAGGTTTTTAAATATATGGGATTTAAAAGTCCCATTTCTCTAATCGTGTCATCTATGTTTAAAGGAAATAAATCCCGAACTAAACTATAGATGAACTTATGTGGTACGAACGGTTCTTCTCTCCCATAATCTAATGATAAAAATTTACCGTCTGATTGTCCAATAATAAAGGATATTCCGACAGTACATTCTTTTGCCCACCCAGAAGCTACTATGTGTTTAGCAATCCATCTAGCGAGATACGCTCCTGACCTATCTACTTTGGATGGGTCTTTACCGGAAAATGCTCCACCACCAACAGGAGCGTAGGGACCATATTGGTCAATAACAATCTTTCTTCCTGTTAAACCACAATCAGCGTCAGGACCACCAACAGTCCAGGGGCCTGCTGGATTAAAAAGAAACATAGTATCCTTATCAAAATAATTTTTTATTTCTTCTGTTTCTTCATCCAATAAAGAATCCATAAAATTTTTATTTCTATATTTTTCTGGGTCCATAAAAACCGGATGCATAGTAGAAATGGTCATTTCTTTGACTTTATGTGGTAGACCGTCTTTGTATTCTATAGAAACTTGTGACTTAGCATCAGGACCTAATTTATTGTTTAATAATACTTTACCTAATAATTTTCTGGATAGGTAAGACCCTAGTGGCATATAATTAGGTGCTTCCTGGGAAGCATAGCCATATACAAAACCTTGGTCACCGGCTACTATACTACTTTTCTGTAAGTTTGAGAGTTCTGGGGATTGGGTGTCTATAAAACTGATGTGATTTACGTGTTTATAACTAAATTTAGCTTCACTACTAGTGTAACCTAAAAGTCTAGTTACCTTCTCTACAACATCTTGGGTGTCTATGGTTGCTTTAGATTTTACTTCTCCAGCTACTATAGAAACTTGGTTTTTAACCATTGTTTCCACGGCTACTAGGGAAGTAGGGTCTTTTTCCAGGTAAGCATCTAAGATAGCATCTGATATACAATCAGCTACTTTATCTGGATGACCAGGTGATACAGATTCGGTAGTTAAAATTTTTCCTCCACTCATTAGTTTTTTTCTAATAGTAGAAAAAATAAATTTGAAGGTAAACTTATAACTATGCTATATCATTAGATTCAATTAAAGTATAAGAAAATGAATTACCGTGAATGTCTCTAGCTTTTTTACAGATAGCTAAGAATTTGTGCCAGTCTTCATTAGCAGCTATTACTTGACATCCAGCAGACCACTTATCCACATAAGTCGATTTCTTACCTTCTAAAGCTGTAGCTCTATGGATATTAATACCAAATAAACCGGTATCTGTAGTAGATTCATTTAAGTCATACTTATCATCCTTATTTCTATCTCTATAAACCGTAACGTCTTTCTTTTGTCCTAATGCGGTATATTTTCCGCCATGTAATCTAATTTTATGTGACCCTCTATACTGTCCTGGTTTTAATATTGCAGTTCCTTTTTCTAACCATGGGTTGTCCATCCAGTTATCACCAGGGTCGGTAGTTGCTTCAAAACAGAAAAATTTCCATTTACCTTCTTTTTTATAGGAAATGGTAACATAGTCGTCAAACTTATTAGTTACTTTATTACCTGTGGAAGAGTTTCTAACTCCTACAATATTCACATCATAACCTTTATTACGGCTATCGTGAAACCATTTGTAACCTTTACCTTCTACCGCCTCTTGAATCTTTTCTCTTGTATAACAATCTTTTGCCATCTTTTTAGTTTTTTAGTTTTATTATTATATTATAAATACTCCCATAGTATATCTTGGAATAAATCCTTTACTTCTTCTTCGTCATCTGGGTAATCGTCCACATTAGGACATAGAGTATCCATATTAAATTCTTGAATCATGGGTATAAAATCTTCAGGGCTATCAATATCATGTGCATGTCTAACTATCATTGCTCTTGCTCTATCTGTTACATCAAAATATTTTACTGGTACCTTAACATTCTTCCATTCATTTCTACCAGTTTCTGGATTCATTACATCCTTATAGGTATTTGTTGTGCCTTCCCCTATTGGTTCCCCTAAAAATTCGTTAAATGCTTTATAATAATCACGATAGTATTGGTTTATAACTACCTCATTCCATGCTCTATTATAGGCATCTTGTATATCTCCCTCCACCTCATCTAATTCAGGTGTGTTACCAAGCAGGACAGCTAAGGCATACCGAGAACTCTCATCATCTGGCAAAAAGTTATTCATCCTTTCGGGAGTTAGAAAAACCTTTCCATCCGGCAACTGGTCAGTTTCTCTCCAACCCTCAAATTCTTCTCTCCACGCATCCACTTCTTGGTTTTGGTATTCTATCCCTATATGTCTAACTAACCTTATATAATTTTCTGTAGATA